GAAGAAGACAAATGAAAATGGAGTTGCAGATTCGTCCTGTACTTTAGTGCTGGAGGCTGGTAAAAGCTTTATAACTGGAAAAGTTCATGATGGTATAGCTGTTGACGACGACACAAAAAACATCAACACAACAATGACAGATTTAGAAAGTATTTTAGTAGATCCCGCTTCAAATGAAGTTCAAGTAGAAATATTTATAGCAAGCTAATATTATGAAGACTAAAAAATACAACAAAGGAGGAAAGGCAGCTCTTTACGACATGGTAAAGAAGTATGCAAAAGGAGGAAAGCTTGATCTAGTCAAGGCAACCGCAGCGACAAAAAAGAAACGCCGCCTTAAGAAAAGAGCTGAACGAAAAGGTATAGATACCGCAGGTATGCAAGCCGACGAATCTGGCGGAAGATTTGTAACACATTCAACGCGAAATGCAGAAAGTTCTGATAAAAGAAGCGAGGTATATAATCCTATTAAAAAAGCTAGGCTAGAGGATCGCGCGTTAGACCGCGTTAGGAAGACTGGAAGGCGCTTTTTAAACACTCCTCAAGCAGCAGGAAGCGCTTCAAGGAAAATAGTAAGCGGGGAGGCTTCACCAGATGCTACAAAAGGGCAAATTAGAAGAGCTGACAGAACTGTTGATCGGTACAACAAAGAGCTAGCAAAGCAAGGCCGTGATCGAAACCGAACAGTAAAGCCAATCAAAGGCAAAAAAAGAAGAGGATAAAAAAAGGGGCTTGCGCCCCTTTTCTTTTACCTACAGGTTGTCTTAACCTATTACGTACTTATCTTCGATATCGCCCACACGTTCTGGGGCGGAGAGATTTGTATTGCGCTTGATACGTAGGAATTTCTTATCTACGCAAAAGAAAGTAGCTCCACTGCGTTTTCCGTCTTCGAAGCAAACTACAGCGTAGTATCCGAACTCGTTGAAGGTATGGATAGCAGATCGTCCGCTGTACGAACTAATTTGATTAAGGTTTCGCTTATGTTGACATGTACGAACAAATCTGTCGCGGTCACTACCCCGTAAGAAAGCTTTATTGGCTACAGGGCCGTTTGTATTTACTTGGAACACTAGGATAGAATCTACTTTAGATTTAGAGTAGAAAGGTTGCTCAAGAACGAATGAGTCTTGGCTAAAAGCAACACCTGCAAAGAACAGGCAAAGGATTAAGAGGAAGTTTTTCATGGCGATTGAATTAATTGGTTTATTGTATTTTTGGTTTCGCTGATCTCAAGGTAAGACAAACTTTTCGATCTCACAAATTTTTTTTCTAACTTTGCTATATTCAATCATAGATTGAAGAAATATTATCACAACCCTCGAATCAAAAGAATCAACCCTTCTTGGGTGGCTCAGAAAAATGAAATTAAGCAAAAACCTTATGTTAAAGGAGGTGGTGAAATCCAACACCGCGACCCGAAAGGGGATAGACAACACCCCAGATAAGTGGACTATACATAACCTCCAGGCTGTAGCGGACCACATTTTTCAACCAGTGCGTGATCACTTCGGTGTACCTATTGGGATCAGCTCTGGATTTAGATCGAAGGAGTTAAATAAGGCGATAGGTGGGAGCAAATACTCTCAGCATATGATTGGAGAGGCTATTGATATAGACGCCGATATGTATGGGAGGGTTACTAACTCAGAGATATTTGACTTCATAAAAAAGAACCTGGAATGGGATCAGATGATCTGGGAATTCGGGGATGACGAGGACCCCGCTTGGGTTCATGTGTCATTTAAAGAAGGTGGGAAAAACAGAAAGCAGATCAAGCGAGCCTTAAGAGATGAAAAGGGTCGGACTTACTATAAAGTCATTTAGTTATCTTTGTTTTATGTTAGGACTAGGAACATCTATAGATAGATCAGTTTTTGTGGCGCAGGGTGGATCCGTTGAAGCTACTCCCATTGCTGATGACTTTTTTACTGGGGATTCTGTTCAAGGAACTTTGTCCTTCACGGCCAATCAATCGGCTCCAGACGGAAGTACTGGATGGCTTAAGGGAGTTTTCGCCACAGAACAAACCAGCTACGTAGGCATATTAGCGTCTAACTTTGCTGGGACGATCGGAGGAATCACGGTTGGCTCAAGCTACAAGATATCCTTTGATTTATTCTTGAGCGACGGAACAAATTCCGAAAACAAGGCTCATTGGCCTAACGGTCCAACAACAACATCCGTAGCTTTAGGAGGAAACCAAGCAAATCAAGACATAACGTCAGGTCAAGCTACTTTGTTTGATCAAACACTTGCCGCTACTACTAATAATACTTTTGTTGATTTATATATTTATTGGAACAATCCAACTAATGATCGCCCAAATGCAGGTGCCGAGTTTTACATAAAAAACCTTAAGTTAGAAAACGCTTAAAGTGAGTTGTAGAAACGCTGTACTGCCATTCTGCCTTTCTGCGATAGCGCATATCTTACTCGGTAGTTGAATTTAGTTTCATCTCTAAACAAGTGATCCTCCAGGGTTTGAGAGGGGGTTAACTTATCGAAGTGCTTGTATAGGTAGCCTAAAGACATTAAAGGGTATATCATCCTGTCAGCTAGGTTCTTTTTGTTCATGCCGTACTCACTTGCCACCCACGATATAGTAAAGAATTCCAATTCGTAAACAAACAGCATAAAGTACAGGTAGCTCTTCGTAATCTCGCTGCCGTCAACAAACTCTTCTGTAGCACTCTTGAGATTTTTTAAATGGTTGTTCTTTACGAACCTAGAGGGCATTTTTGAAAAGTCCCTGAACATCCTTGTTTTCTTAACTTGAGACCTAGGCATATTAATTCGTATATTTGACTTAAACAAATTTACATCATGAACCCGAAAGACACCCTCTTCTTTGCCGAAATGTACTCCCTCGTCAAAAAGATGGAGGAGACGATTGATGAGTTCGAAATGAAAGATCGCACCTTAGCAACTATAGTTATCGGGGTTATAGACCTCGACGCTGTAGAGGTTGGTGATGAGAGCGCAGAAATGAAAACAATGTACAGCTTTAACCTAGAAAGCAGGGAGGAACTAGAAACGGTAAAGCAAGTTATGGACAGCGCCTATCAGGAAGACGACTCACTGGATGACCTCCTTGGTGAATTGGGCATATCCCTAAACTAAAATGGAAGGACTTATTAGAAAAATTGTGGTCGGAAGAGACCCTAAAAATGGCATGGCCTATTACGTAGGTATGAGAGCAGGATCTGGAGAGGTCTCAGCTATTGTTGAAGACGAAAGACAGCTCCATAAGTTTGGAAAACAGCGATATCTTATATACATTGAAAATGATGAAGGTACTATGCTGTGGAAGGCAGTAGATGAGATGCCCTGTGTACTTGAATTTGATTTAAACTTTTAATGAATGAAGACTTTTAACTTATTCGTAGTCGAGTTAGAAAAGACTATAGACGACACCATTACAACGAGTGGTGGATTAGAATTATACGTAGACAATAGATTTAATGAATTTGAAAACAGAATTACAGAAGGCCCTGTCGTGGCTGTTCCGTTTAAGTACGAGACTGGGGTCAAGCCTGGCGACACGCTTTACTTCCATCACCTCGTGGTTATCAATGAAGGCCAGCCACTTACTGGTGATGACAATCACTACCTTGTCAGATATGATGAAGATCATGCTATCAATAATCAAGCTATTGCTTTTAAAGATAGTAGTACTGGTGATGTCCACCCTCTTGCGGGTTGGAGTCTTCTTGAGGCTATCGAAGAGGAAGAAGTTCAAGAATCGAAGCTTATCGAGGTTGTCAAACTTAGCGAGAAGCTACCAACAAGAGGTAGGGTCGCGTTTTCGTCTTCTGGTATTAAAGAAGCGGGGCTAGAAGTAGGTGATGTAGTTGGGTTTAAAGAAAACCGTGATTACAGAATTACCATCGATGGTAAGGAATACTACAGAACCCGTACAGAAGACTTGTTATATGTCGAAGTCTAAGTTTACCACTGTTAGCGCCGCCCAAAGGCTAATGGATAGTATGGAGATTGCCATTAATAATATGATTGAGGAAGTCAAGAAGCCTGTTGATCCCGAAGCGGGAGGGTCAGCGCGTAAGGCCGAGCTCCAATCCATAAAGCAAACGGCCATTGACTGTAAAGAGCTTTTGGTGGAGCGCCAGAGGCTAGAACAAATGGTTAAAGAACTCAAGAACAATGGAGAAATCGAAAACGAAAAAGACTACTCAGGGGGTTTTGCAGAAAGGTTCTCAAAATAACGCTAGTGGATTGATCTACTGGGACGACTATAACTTTGATAATCAAAACAATACAGCCTGTAACCTAAAGGTAAACTTTAAGCTCTCTTAGCTCAGTCGGTTAGAGCATCCGACTCATAATCGGCAGGTCCCAGGTTCAAGTCCTGGAGGGAGCACATGCACCAGTAGCTCAGTTGGATAGAGCATCTGCCTTCTAAGCAGACGGTCACAGGTTCGAATCCTGTCTGGTGTACGAATTAAATTAAACAATATGCCCGATCTAATTTGCAGAAAATGTAAAGCAGAGAAATCTGTAAGAAGCCTTACCATGAAGTTCAAAGAAGGTAGTGTTTACTACCCTGAAGGCCAGTGTGAGTGTGGCGAACAAATGGAGATTAAAAACCCTAAAGATGGTGTACCTTTGCTGGGTAGAATGAACTCACACGGACAGAGCTTTTGATGTCCACTATAATCGACATAAAGGGGTATGAAACTAAAGGGATTAAGATCGACCCTAACGGTACAGAAGGACAAGTTGTCGAGCTCCACGGGTTACTCGTGGTCCTGCCAAAGAAACCGCGCAAATCGCAAATTCTCTTCCATGACCAGCCAAAGAAGTTGCAGTTGTGGAAGCGCACACCTATGCCAGAGGAAATGCGCAGGATACGCAGTATGGATGAGTGGCTCGAAAAACCTGCCGAGTTTCGTAACAAGTTTCGTTCTTACATCGAGCAAGAGTTTCAGCGTAGGCGCGACGGTGTATGGTTTTACAATAATGGGGAGCCTACGTATATTACAGGGAGACACTATATGTTTCTACAATGGTCTAAAATTGATATCGGATATCCATCATACCTCGCTTTCCAAAAAGACATCTTTACGCACATGGCTGCTTGTGAAGCTGACCCTCGTTGTTTCGGTCAGCTTTATACTAAGTGTCGTCGTTCTGGCTACACTAACATATGCTCTGCTGTCCTTGTGGATGAAGCTAGTCAAGTTAAAGAGAAGCTTCTTGGCATACAATCGAAAACTGGTAAAGACTCGCAAGAGAACATATTCATGAAGAAGGTGGTTGCGATCTTTCGCAGCTACCCATTCTTCTTCAAGCCTATCCAGGACGGTACCACCAACCCACGCATGGAACTTGCATTTCGTGAGCCGTCAAAGCGTATCACTAAAAACAATAAGACCTCACATAGGGGTGACGCTTTAAACACGGTAATTAACTGGAAGAACACCACGAACAATGCGTATGACGGTGAAAAACTACACATGCTTTACCTCGACGAGGCTGGTAAGTGGGAAAAACCAACTGACATTAGAGAAGCCTGGAGGATTGAGCGTACTTGTTTAATCGTGGGGCGCAAGGTGGTGGGTAAAGCCATTGTGGGGAGTACGGTAAACCCCATGAACAAAGGGGGTGAGGAATACAAGGGGCTGTGGTATGATTCTGATCCTAATGAGCGAAACAATAACGACAGGACAAAAACAGGACTCTACAGAATATTTATCCCAGCCTATGATGCTTTAGAGGGTTTCTTTGATGTTTATGGCAATGCTGTTGTTGAGGATCCGCCCCAAAGCGTACACATACATGGTATAGATGGAGATACCATCGAAATTGGCAGTAAGACCTATCTCAAGAATGAACGCAAGTCGTTTAAAGATAACCCGTCTGAACTAAACGAGGTTACTAGACAGTTTCCGTTTACCGAAGATGAAGCGTTTAGAGATAGTATTGAGGGAAGTTTATTTAATATAGGTAAGATATATCAGCAAATAGAGTACAACGACGAGCTGTTCCCTAATCCTGTCGTTGTCGGTAACTTTACGTGGAAGGAAAAAGACAAAGAGGTTGCTTTCTCGCCCACCCCTAACGGTAGGTTTAGGGTGTCTTGGATGCCTGATCCTTCTGAAAGAAATATATCTAAAACTGAAAGAGGAAAAAAAATAGCCCCGTTCACTTCTTATGGCTGTGGAGGAGTTGACTCATATGACCTAGATGCCACTGTGGACAATAGAGGTTCTAAAGGGGCTCTTCATATGTACAATAAGTTTAGCATGAACCGTCCCTCTAACATGTTTGTTGTGGAGTATGCCTCTAGGCCAGACCTAGCCAGTATATTCTATGAGGACGTCCTTATGTGTGCGTTTTATTATGGGTATCCTTTACTTGTAGAGAACAATAAGTACGGTATTGTAAGGTACTTTGAGTCAAGGGGTTATGACGGCTACTTAATGGATAGACCGAGACACCTTATGAGCAGCTCTTCTCACGTAAACGTAAAGACAAAAGGCATACCGTCTAACTCTCAGGACGTAATACAGTCTCATGCTCAATCTATAGAGAAATACATTCACGATCACGTTGGTGTAAATTACGAAAGCGGAGAAACAGGAGCCATGTACTTTAACAAAACCCTTGAGGATTGGATTGGGTTTAAAATAGACAAAAGAACTAAGTTTGACTTAACTATTAGTTCTGGTCTGGCTTTGCTTGCAGCTCAAAAAGAAAAAGAAAAACCTAAGTCTGACTTTAAGGAAAAGGTGTTTTTTAGAAAATATAAGGTCTAACGACGATTTGTTATATTTGCAGAATATGCATAATGCAAGTAAATTATGAGCCTCGATAAAAATAGCAAGCATTCCTTCCCAAACCCTTTGGCAGACGCATCAACTAAGGAGAGTATGTCTTATGGCTTGCAGTATGCAAAGGCTATTGAAAACCAGTGGGGCAAAATAAAGGAGTCTACATCTCTTTACGGTAAAAGAAATGCGGTATTCGAAAGAAGCCGAGATTACGCTAACGGCACTCAAGACACCAACATATACAAAAAGCTTCTCAGATCCCTTAATCCTAACGATGGTGACGGAAGCTTGATGAATATGGACTACACCCCTGTTCCTATTTTACCTAAATTCGTAAGGGTTGTAGTAAACAAAATTTTGTCCAAAGATCCGTATCCTAACCTAGAGGCTATTGACCCTCTTTCTTCTTCTGAAAAGAACAACAAGAAGAGAAGGATGGAGATCCAGGTTGAGGCAAAGAAGCAGTTGCAGCAGCTTAAGCAGCAAACAGGCATGGTGATTGGAGAGGATCCAGATCAGCTCCCAGACTCTTTAGAGGAGGCTGAAATACTTTTGGGTACTAACGTCAAAACTGACGCAGAGATTGCAGCTCAGATAGGGACTAACATGACCCTTTCATGGAACAATTTCAACGACGGAACCCTACGAAGGTGTGTTAATGATCTCGTCGCCCTGGGCATGTGCGTTGTGAAAAGAAGTAACGACCCTAATCACGGCATTAAGACTGATTACGTAGATCCCTCTACGTTTATTCACAGCCATACAGAAGATCCTTTTTTTGAGGATTTAATTTATGCAGGGCATGTTAAGTCTATTTCTATACAGGAGCTAAGAAGGATATCTGCTGGTGAGATTACAGAAGAGCAGCTTGAGGAGTTGGCTAAATCAGTTAAGGGGAAGTATGGGAACAACCCAAGCTCTTTTGGTAAGAGCAGTTATAACAACCTATCTCAAAGAACTGACTATGGATATGACGAGTACATGGTTGATGTACTTGAGTTCGAATTTATTTCTGTTGATTGCATATACTTCGAAGAGAAGGAAAACCGTTTCGGTAACGTAAACTTCTTCATGAAGGGCTTTGAATACTCTGAGAAACCAGGCAGTGTATTTGAAAGAAATCCAGTAAAGATGGATGTCGCCACTGTGTACGGTGGCATGTATGTCATGAACGGATCTAACATTGTATTTAATTACGGAAGGTCTAAGAACGTACCAAAGAACATCCACGATATATCATCTGTGAGGCTGTCTTATTCTCCAGTGGCTACCAATATTCGGGACATGATGCCGAAGTCTATGGTGTCTAGCTGTACTGGTTTTGCTGACATGCTCCAGCTAACCCACCTTAAGATCCAGCAAGCTATCGCTAAAGCGAAACCAGACGGATTGATCATTGATATCGAGGGATTGGAGAATGTGCAGCTAGGTAAAGGCGGAGATTTACAGCCTTTGGACTTGCATGATATCTACGAGCAGACTGGTGTATTCTACTATAGAAGTAAAAACCCAGAGGGAGGGTTTCAGAACCCACCAGTAAGAGAGATAGGGAATAGTATTCGAAACATCAATGAGCTCATTGGTCTTTACAATCACTATCTGCGTATGATCCGAGACGCTACAGGTGTCAATGAAATGATGGACGCTTCTACACCTAAGGGTGATACCCTGGTAGGGGTTCAGCAAAATGCTATTTCCGCAGGCAATAACGCTATATACGATATCACTAACGCTTCTATGATTCTTTACAAAAAGGTTTGTGAAGATATAGTTAAGTGTCTGCAAATAATACCAGAAGAGTCTGTTCTTCATGAGATATACAGCAACGCCATAGGTAAGGAAAATATGGCTGTTCTTTCTTCGTTCAATGACCTCCCTATGTACAACTTTGGTGTACAGGTGGTGAAGGAGATGGAAGACAAAGACAAGGCATACTTAGAGCAAAATGTTCAGATGGCTATTCAGCAAAAAGAGATAGACCTCGAAGATGCGATTGCGATTAGGAACATGAAGGATGTTAACCAGGCCGAAAGGCTTTTGGTGGTAAGACGCAAGAAGCGTATGGCCCAACAGCAACAAATAGCTGCTCAAAACTCACAGATGCAAGCTCAGTCAGCCCAACAAGCCGCTCAAGCCGCTTCGCAGGCTAAGATGCAAGAGATGCAAATGGAAGCTCAGCTAGAGGCCCAGCAAATGCAGCTTAAGACCCAGCTTGAGGGTCAGCTAGAGGAGGTGAAACATCAGTTCAGAAAGGAAATCGAGATTATTAAAGCTCAAGCCACTCTTGGGTTTAAGACTGAAGATCAAGAGTTTAAGCAAAAACTTGAAGTTTTAAAAGAAGACAGAAAGGACGACAGAGTAAAGAAGCAGTCTTCTGAGCAAAGCAAATTGCTTTCTCAGCGTCAAGGAAACAGGGGTGAACTTCCAGAGGCTGGGGATAGCGTAGATAATATTGTAAACTCACTATTAGGATAACATGGCAAGTAAAGTAAACTTAGATGTAGCTGAAAAGCTTGACATCACCTGTAGAAGAGGAGACACTTTTTCTCTTAGCCTTACGCTAAATGACTCTAGCGGAACCGCTTTAGATTTGACTGGGTATGAGTTTTTGATGGATGTAAAAACTAACCCAACTAGAACAAGGTCAGGTATATCTAACAGAGAGGTTGTTGCCTCCAGCTCTTTGTCTTCTTCTACTTCAAACGCTAAAGGTCTTACCGAAGATCAGAAAGGCAAGCTCAGCAATGGGTTTGTGTTTAGCGACGGCACTACTTCTGGTGTGGTTACTGTTACAGCTTCAGCGGATACAATGAAGGAGCTTCCTGTTGGTTCTTTTACTTACGATATTCAGCAAAAAGCTAGCGAAGTGGTAACCACTATATTAAGAGGTTCATTCACTGTAAACGAAGATATCTCCAGATAACATGGCTGTAACGGTAACATCTAGTGGGGGAAATTCCATTGTCGCTGCTGTTAACGGGGGTACATCTGTGTCTCTCAGTCAATTGCTACAAAGCGTCTCTGTTTCTACTGATCAATCAGTTCCTGTGGTTGTCGCTAATACTTTAGGTCCGCAGGGTGCTAAAGGAGCAGCTGGCACCAATGGTTCTGATGGTGCTGATGGAGTAGACTTGACTGCTGAGCTTAATGCCGAAATCGCACAACGTGGTTTAGGTGATGCTCAGAACCTGAATGCAATAAACCAGCTTGGCGGTCAGCTCTCATTCCTTAGGAGTACCCTCAACACAGGAACTACAGGGGATGACCTATCCGATATTAACACCCCAGCGTCTGACGATAAGGTTTTAATTCAAGACACGTCTGATAGCAACAACCTTAAGTATGTTGACTTCGGTGATTTTGCTTCTGCTGGATCTCTTTCTAATATATCGGAGGACACCTCTCCCCAGCTAGGTGCCAACCTAGACGTTCAGGCGAGATCGCTTTTCACAAGCACGAGCAACGGGGATATACAGTTTACACCCAACGGAACAGGAAGCGTAAACCTAGATGGAACTGTTAAATTCAAACGCTTTGCTTCAGGTTCTGCACCCGATCCTTTTGAGGGTGGGATGTATGCTGATGACAATGATGAGCTCTACTTTGGGGTTTCTTAATAAATAACTATCTTTACAAAAAATACATAAATGGCTACCTGGAAAAAAATATTAACCGAAGCTGACGCTCAAAAAGACTTAGTTACTGGGTCTGGACTAAGCGGAGGGGTTAACAATGTTCTTATTGGGGCTGACGGTGATGTTACCCTCGCAGTTGACATAAACGGTGCAACCGATCTTGGCAGTGGCATTGCAAGCGGAGACGAAATCTTAGTTGCTGATGTGACTGCCAGCAACGCGATCAAAAAAACTACAGTAGGTGATATTGTAAATCTTGCGAGCAGCGGGGTTAGCGGTGATACATTTGCTGCTGATTTAAAAATTGGTAGGGACGCAGACAACCTGATTGACTTTGCTACCGCCGATAATGAAATTACGTTTAGGGTGTCTGCTGCTGATGTCTTAGAGCTCACCAATGCTAACACTGGTGATTCTGTTCTAACAGTGTTGACGGCAGATAAGAATTTTACAGTTAAAGGAACTGACGGCTCGACTGGGATCACGGCTCTTGATATTGATATGGCGGCAGCTGGTAAAGCCACCTTTAATGGAGAGATCGTTGCCCCATCTCTAGATATTGAGAATGACGTCGATATTAACGGAACTTTAGAGGCTGATGCCATCACCATCAATGGTACGGCTATCGCCTCTGTATTGAGTCCAGTTGCTGGTAATACTAGCCTTGTAACTACTGGAGCTCTTGATACTGGTTCTATTACGTCTGGGTTTGGTAATATAGATGTAGGGGCTAGCTCGATAGCGGCTGGTAGCTTTGATGCTTCAGACGGTAATATAACAAATGTTGGTAGTATATCGCTAGACGCTATTATAGCCGACGGGAGTGCCATTACTATAGGCACAGACACATCAGGTGATACCGTAACAATAGGTCACACAACATCAGAGGTTACTATCGGTGACAACTTAACGGTCACTGGTGATCTAACAGTTAGCGGGACAACCACTACGATAAACACCACAAACCTTGAGGTTGAAGACCATATCATCCTGTTGGGTACTAATGCTAGTCCAACGGCAGATACAGGAAACCTTTCTGGAATTGAGGTTGAGACAAGCGCTACTGCATCAAAAAGATCCAGCATTGTATGGACTAAAGACTTAGGGGCATCTAATGACGGAACATATGATGGTTCTGGTACTGCTGTTGGGCTTACTGGTTGGGCATGTACGAACCACCAAGAAAGTAATCAAGCCTCATTCCCTATTGCTGTAATGGAGTTTAGCACTAACTCTACAGCTCCTACGTCTAACTCAGCTGGAATTGGCTGTTTTCACTACGACACTGGAGACGACAAGCTCTACATTAGAACAGCGTAATGAGTCAAATACTGAGGAAGCAAGGCGTCGAAGCAGATGCCTTCACTCAGCAGGAATTAAATTATTTGTTAGCCTTAGTTTCTAGGTCTAACTTCGAAGGACGGGATGTTTTTGTTCTTGCTGACGTTGTAAATAAATTGAAAGCTAAAATTAAATCGAATGAAACTGGAAATAAATGAAGTGCAGATATTAAATCAAGCAATGAGTAACTCAACGATTAAAGGATCAGACGCTAAATCTGTATCGGATATAATCATAAAGCTTGAGAAAGAGTTCGAGAGACTATATAAAATACAACAGAAGGGTTAAGTAAATGGCAACGTGG